AAAATAAAAGCTAATGTTACCTTCGATTTTAGATAAAAAGTAGTTGACACCCTTGAGCAAATTTGTTATAGTAGTAACACCACTAAGGAGGTAAATGTGGCAAACACATATGAAGAGAAGAAGCGCTATGTGAAGGAATACATCCGGTCACTTAACGCCATTGAAGATGCAATGGAACCCTACAAGGAGCAGAAGCGCGACTTGCGTTCCGAGTTCAAGGAAAACGGATGGCTAAGCACCGACGAGATTCGTGCGGCAGTGAAGGCTTTCCGCTTATATAAGGGAAAGTATAACATCGATGAAGTCGTCGATAACTTTAACATGATCACAGGAAAGACTGAACAGTGATCATCGAATATGCTTTGTGTCGTCCGATGGCCAAGCCCCCCGAAAGGGCTAACCCATCGGATGCGGGACTAGATGTATTTTACTCCCCCGCGGAGAAAGACTTGGCCAAGAAGCTAACTATTCATCCCGGGGAAGGCGCCGTTATTCCAACAGGCCTGCGATTTGGAGTACCACACGGCTACATGCTTGAAGTAAAGAATCGTTCGAGCGTAGCTGCTAAACGCAGTCTCATTGTGGGAGCATGCGTGGTAGACTCGGGCTACGATGGTGAAGTGTTTGTGAACTTACACAATATTGGCAAACAACTTCAGATTATTAAACCTTACGAGAAGATCGCACAACTAGTTATGGTTCCCGTGGTTCACTTTCGAGCAGTCGAAAACATTGTGGGCCGCTTGTATGAACATCCAATGACTATTAGCGATAGGGGCGATGGCGCGCTGGGGAGTACTGATGGATAAGCGTGAAATCGGCCGAAGGATACGCGCACAAAACTCGGGAATAGTTGAGGAAAGATCTTGTGAAAAATTTGGTTTAAAACAAGTGGGAGGTTCTCGCACAAAAATTGATGGAATTCATTTAAAAGATGGGAAAAGGTGGAGTATTAAAAATACCCAATCGCGCTCAACACAAGTTCACCTCACTACTCAAAAAAGTTTCATCTCTCATTTTAAACTTAAACCTCTTGCGCAAGAATTTGTTAATAAGTTTTTTGGTAATCAAATGTTTATCAATATGCCGCGGCAGCGCTATAAAATAGACGAAATACCCGTGAAAGCCGTGGAGGCATTTAAAGTCTTTCTTGAAAATCACCAAAATGAGTTTGTTGATTATGTGGTGGGAGGGAAAGAAGGCATTGATTATGTTGCTTATAATGATAATATTTTAAGCATCCAAGAGATTAGAGAAGCCTGCGCGCAAGCCAAGTGGACTTACACCAACACAGCCATTCATCTGAAAAATAAGAATGGTAAGACATTTTTTCATATTCAAATGAAGGGGTCAGGTAAGGGTGCGACTTATCACGGGGTACTGTGTCACATTCATGAACACTTATTCCGCACAAAGGATGCGAGATGCTCTACGAGATAAACAAGCTTTATAACTTGGATTGTATGGCGGGAATGAAAGAGATAGAAGACAATTCCATTGATTGCATCATTACATCTCCTCCTTATAATAAAAAAGGATTGCATGGAAAAGTAAAAGCTACAAAAAATTATAATAAAGGGGAAAATAAAAAAAGTAATAGATACAAGTATCATGAAAAAGGTAATCAAATATGGAGTAAGTTTGAAATAGATTATGAAACTTATGGCGATAACTTACCGGAGGAAGCGTACCAACAGTGGATAACAAAAGCCATCAACGAGATGGTACGAATTATTAAGCCCACAGGAAGTATTTTCTTTAATCACAAACCCCGCCGGTATAAAAACGAAGCTCATCTGCCCACGGATTTTATTCGTTCAAGCAATGCTCGAATTTACCAAGTGATTGTTTGGAATCGAAAAAATTCTCCCAACATCCGGAATGATATTTTGGTTCCGTGTGTGGAATATGTGTATTGGCTGGCCAAAAAGAAGCCAAAAGTGCTAAGAAAACAAATTGATCCAAATTATAAAACCGAAGTGTGGGATATCCCTCCTTTGAGGCAGGGCGCCCATCCGGCCCCTTTCCCTCCTAAATTGGTAGAGAACTGTGTCAACCTGACAACCGTTGAAGGAGATTTAGTTCTCGATCCATTCATGGGCTCGGGTACAACCGCTGCCGTGGCACAACAATTAAAAAGAAACTGGATTGGTTTTGAAATTGATCCTAAGTATACTCAAATCTTTAATCAAACATACACTCCCAAGGAAGATACCAATGAATAAAGAAACACAACAAACAATGTTTAGCTCGAAATCAAAGGAGTGGGCTACTCCACAACATTTTTTCGACAAGCTAAATGACTTGTTTGGCCCCTTTACATTAGACCCGTGTGCGAACGCCTCGAATTATAAGGTAGCCAGGCACTTTACAGATAAAGATGATGGACTGGAACAGGACTGGGGAGGTGAAGTTGTCTTCATGAATCCACCCTATGGTCGCAGTATTAAAGACTGGATCAAGAAGGCGTATGAGGAGTCTCAAAAAAAGGACACCACAGTGGTTGCTCTAATCCCCTCACGCACCGACACAAAATATTGGCATGACTATGTATTGAAGGCGCACGAACTATACTTTGTTAAGGGGCGCCTAAAGTTCGGGAACGGAGAGAATAGTGCCCCATTTCCCTCGGCAGTGGTTATATTTCGTGATGGGTTACGAAATGCTTACATAGACTTTCCACAGATCGGAGTATTATAATGAGCAGGGCCCAGCGAAGAGCACAAAAAAAGAAAATGTCGAAGGATGAGCAAAAAATCTCCGATAAAATTTTTCAGTTTAATAATCTCCCAGAAAAATGCAACACATGTGAAAAACCGTTTGACAAGCGCAATAAAGAAATGGTACAATCATGGTCAGTTGTAGTACGAAATGAAAGAGGGAAGGTTTCTCTCTTCTGTCCCGAATGCATTGAAAAAACGAAAATTTATATTGAGAAAAAAACATGAAAATTGAACGCTTGTCAAAGGCGTCATTAGAAAAGATATTGAAAGGTAAGATTACCGAAGAGGCAACTTGCGTGATTAAGTTTTATTCTAATAACTGTCACTATTGCCATAAATTAAAAGAAAGTTACGAAGAAATAGCCCAAGACTTTCCCGAGGTTCACTTTTTTGCATTTAATGTGGGTGATGATCCACATATTCCTAAGCGTTTAAACTTTAGAGGAGTTCCAACTATTTCCGTTATTTGTACAAGCCCGCGGGGCCCCCAGATTAAAGTAATGCCCGATCCCTCAATTCCGGATCGTACCACTTGGTATGGAATTGAAAATATAAAAAGATTTATCGAAAAGGAGAGACAATAAAAATGTCAAAAAATTTATATGAAGCCACCCTTTTACAACTAAAAGGGCGAGCATTAGAGGCGTACGCCGCCTTAGATTTATTATTAAATAATCCCACTGGAATTCCCGATCATTCGAATTGGGTTGATGAGATTATTAAACATACGCAAATCTTAACGTCCAATGAAAACGCAATGATAACATTACAACAATATTTTGCTAAACGTTATGCCGCTCCAACACCCCCCCCGCCCACGGAGAGCGTGCTTTCTCCATCAACAGATGCGCCAAAAGAAAAACCTTTAGTGGTAACCCCGGAAAGATCCCCCACCCTGAGACGGGAATTGGAAAAGCAAAAGATGTTAGAGGCTGCTAAACAGCGCCGTCAAAAAAAGCGCGCGCAAAAGGAACTTTATCCTAAAAGCGATAAGGAACCGGTTCTCACTCAAGAAACAAAAGATGATGAAAAATAGTTCTTTATCGTATGATGATGTATTGTTGAGACCACAATATTCCGAAATTCGCTCCCGTAAAGCACGCAAAAAGGCTGAGGATAGGTCAGGCGATGTCGAGTGATATCGACTATGGCAATCTAGATAAGCAGATTGCCTTTTGGGATAACGACCACCGTCAAGCACAACTGTTGATACGCTGCCGTCATGATGGCATGACGCAATCTGACTTTCTGCGCCACATGGTGACGGCATATATTACGGGCGATGATCGCATTCAAGATTATGTAGATGAAGTAAAAGAGATGGGAGAGAAACGCAAAAAAAAGTCGAAAGCATTGAAGAAAAAAGGAGATGAGATGGTAAAAGATTTTGCACTAACAGAAGGAGAGGTTGATAACATTTTTGATCTTCTAGAAGAGGAGTTACCAGAGCTATGAATGACGGTTTATTAAAATGCTCGCGAGAGTGCAAGGAAACTAAAACTTCCTGCGCCGTGGATGAATGTCGCTTATGGGTGGATTTTGAAGAAGATTACAACTGCTGTTTGGTCGCCATTTATGAGCATGGCGCGATGACGCTGCGTGAAGTGGCGAAGCGCTTGGGTATCTCCTTTGCGAGAGTAAAACAAATAGAATCAAAAGCGCTTAAACGTTTAAAAGACAACCCCGACGCGTCTACTTTGTTTTTTTAGGGTATTTATCAAATAAAGCAACTATTTACCTTTGAGTTTTATCATATTCAAGGAGATTTACCATGGCTCGCAAAACCCTACTGACGGAAACAGAGATTCGTCGTTTTATGAAATTGGCACAGATGA